TTGCCCTCTGGTTGAATAGAACAGCCCTCCCCACTATTACAGGTGGTACAGTACTAGAACCATACTTAGTCTCCTGAACAACTCTCACGTTTGTTGGGGTTACAGGACTCCCTCCACCGCTTAACTTAAACTCACCCCCCACAGTTCCTAATAGAAGTACATCAGAAGCCTTCATCCATCTGATAACATTTACATCGTCAGTAGCAAGAGTAAACGCTATAGACTCATCGTCTAACCCAGTACCCTGATCCATATTCAGGAAGTCACCAGACTTACTAGCCCATAGAGTTTGAGGCTTATTGTCAGTACCAGCCCAATATAACCTCTCCTCAAAGAATGTTACGGAACGTGGATAATCACCAGCACCAGCAACAAAGTCAGAAGGAAGGTTGGTAAATGAAAGGGTAGCTATAGACCAAGATACGTCACTTGATCTGGTTATCTTTCTTGGATAGTGGGTTGGGTGGGCTACATAGAGAACGTCTGCTGACTGAGCGAAGTAAAGGTCAAATAGCTGTGCCTCAGTATATGGCGTAGCTAATTCTACAACGGAACCACCGCTTGTAATCTGACCATTATCTTTATAAAACCTACAATACAGATCACCAAACTCAATAATATAAGCCTGTGTAATGCTAAACTCAAATCTAACAAGCCTAACCTTCTTTGAGCTAGTCTTTACATCAGCAATATACCTAGTGCCTCCCCTGCGTACTACGCCACCATGAGGCAAGCTGTATGCGTTCTTTTGTGTCTTGACACCATTCTTATATTTATTTATATCAACCCTACCATGCAATCTAGGGGATATTTGACCAGCAGTAAAGTTTGTCTGTATAGGCCATACTTTTACCATCTATCGCAACCTTACATCTGTCAGAGTGTCCATCTCTATGATTTCTGGGGTTCCTTCTTGCGAGTCAATTGCTCTAGCTTCTCTAGCTATAGCCTCATACATAGTACCCATATGAGTCATAACTGTGTGAGAACGTGCTATAGGAAAAGCTAACTTCCAAGCCAACCTAAATACCAGTGCCTGATAAAACATGGAATCAAATTGAGTCGGGTCTTCAATTCTCTTGATATACGTTATATCTACAGCACTCTCCTCTGTAAGCAGCTTCCTGCCCTGAATAGCAAAATCTAGATTAATGTCACCAGTAACAGTCCTTACATCAAGAACCCTGAGACAATAAGGGTCTACTGGTAATGTGAACTGGTACTGCCAATCTATAATTGGGGTATCAGACAATGCGGCTAGATTTGTAGTACCTATGGCAAAATTCCACCTATGACTACGAAGTAGAGCATCTCTCTCATTATGGTAAAACCTGTCAACTAAAACAGCATTAGAATCATTGTCATCAAAACTTGTTATAGTATTAGCCCCTAAGAGAAGCAGTGATTCGTTAGCTATACTAACTTCAGATGCGTGACTCATATGTTTTGTTCTCTAAAAATAGAATTAAGCAAAAAAGAGACAGGGCTGGCCCCCGAATACTCAGTAACCAGCCCATATCCCTAGTTCGGATCAGCGTACATAATATGAAAATCAAATGTATCGCCTGTAACTGCTGTTCCTGCCCCTAAACTCAGAGTCAGAATCATCTCACCCGTTGTAATATAACCCGCATCATGCGTTCCACTTTCATGGAAATGCGTGACTGTACGTGCGGAAGCAGCGTCAATAACGGTACAAAACGCATCGTCATCAACTGCAACTGCTGCACCCGTACTCTGGGTTGTATGTGCTGCATAACCAATATCTACCGTAGCCGATGATTCCAAATCACTAATAATCACAAACGACTGCGGTAAAATGCGTACACCAGATGGTATGGTCATAATCTGCACCATATCACTTGTTCCTAGAGGAGTTTCTGCAGCCAACACGATATATTGTTCATATCGGTAGGTTACTCCATTCCAAGAAGTAGGGGTAGCCTTTGTACCTGTACCATCAGTAGCGATGGTGTAGCCTGTACTTTTGTAAGTAGCCATGTTACACCTCCGTTAAGAATCAGTACAGGCAATCTCTACGACCTTTTCGTCTTCGATGCGAACCGCACCTAGACACATCTGGGCATAGACTTGCGTACTATAGTTTTTATCTGGACGTTCAGAAATTTCTGTCTTAACATCCATTCCCATGCTCATGCCGATTCCCTCAGGAATCCACGCAAGACACAGCGTATCACCACTTGAATCTACTGCTAAACGCTCGGAACGATGAAACTTGAAACCCAAATAGGTATCAATTTCACCTGCAACTAACGCTTTAACCGTATTGTAATCTCCGCTCGTAATTTGTTCGTCATTCAACAAATCAAAAAACTGGTTACTTTTCATTACAATATGGCGTGGTAAATCAGGGTCAACATCAGAAGCATCCAAAATTTTCTTGGCTGTCCTGAGTTTCGTCAGGTTCATATCCGTTGTACCCGATACAGCAATCTTCTGAGCAGCAGGTAAAGCTACATTAGATGAAGCATCAGTCTCATCAATACTCGTAGCATTACCAGACATAGCAGCGATGATGATATCATCCATTACCCTACCCATTGCCCATACACCAGCTTTCATGTATTCACTTGTCGGGTCAGCTAACATACGAACCTTATCAGCCTTGTCGATTAAGTCGGCCCAGTTGTAGTCTTCCATACTGACACGCCTACGTGAATGTGGTGTAGAGATCAACGGAGTATCGGAATGTCGGCTCGTAATTTTTTGAGCCGATGTGCTACCGATTCTGTCAAAATGGTCATATTTGCCCATTATGTCCGTATTAACACGTACATAATCACGCAAACGTGAACCCTTTTGCTGTACCAAGTGCAAAAAGCCGTCCCTAAACTTCTGAGCAAACGCTTTATTGACTTCGATACTCATAATACACCTCTTACAAATCAAGAGATTAAAAGGAAGAGTTATCTACACCATGTAGGCTCTCATTTGCGTGAAGATTGGGTTATCCTTTTCGGGGCCACTTTCTTCACAAGATGTGGCTTCACCAACTTTATAGGGATTGGAGAAGCTCCTACACAAAACCCATATACTGTAGCAGCAGACTCCTGCCTATCGTAATATGTGCAATGCCCTACACGCTCTGGTGTGGTCTTACCCTTTAATTGTCTAGACTTATAGGTAAAATTATCACAGTTAGAGCAAACTATATTTTCTTTAAATGTCATCGTCACCGGGGTAGGCTATATCATACAAATGATCTCTGTATGCTACAGCCTCTTTATGTTTTGAATGTAAACCATTAAATAATGCCTCATTATACTTATGGTTAGAATCCTTCATAATAGCATTTATCTCAAGTTTTGCAGAGTCAGCATCAACATTTGCGGAATCTTTACCTGACCCGCCCATATCTGGGTCGGAAAAGGCACTGCCGATCTTATACAAAAATTTAATCATAGCTACATTATTTGACATGCCTGTTTTGTCTACAAATTCTTTTAGATCATTGTCAGCAAATCTCTTAAACGCTTTCTTGGATAAAGCTAAATTCTTATTGTACTCCCCTAAACCCCACTCTTTCTTCAGTACGGCCTCAGAGTCTATCCTAGACTGCTGCATCTGAGATTCTTGATTGATACTCATATCAGCATTGATATGATTATAAAATTCAATAGCAGATTGAGCTTGCTTGTTAGATAAGCCATTCTCATATGCTACTTCATAGAACTTACCAATCAGTTCTTTATCGTAATCAACCCCCTCTGGTAAGTTGATTGCATACTTATCTGGAGAGTCTGGCCTACCAACCTTAGAGTAAAAATCATTAACTTCGTCCTCACTAGACTCATCTGTAGGAACTTTTATTCTAGAACCAACCATCTTCTGTAGTTCTAAATACGACTTACCCAATGAACCTACATCTTCAAACTTATTTAGTGTATCATTCTCTCTCAAATCTTCTGATAAATAACGTGACTGCCAGCTAGTGTCAGCTACATCTTCAGAACCAATGAGATTATCGTTTACCACGGTCTCTTCAGCCATTGTATAGCTCCTTTGATTATTTAAAATACATTTCTTTACTCAGATTAATCAGTTTCACTCCATTCAGTTTGCCTTGGTTGACCACCAGACTCGCTGTATGCCTTTATTTGCGCTTTCAATCCTAACACAAGCCCCCGCCCACCTTCATTAAAATAAGTGGTGTACGGGTCATTTGGCT